GACCGTATCGTGGCTGCTGACCCCATGATCCTCTACAAGCCAGCCAACCGAGCATCGGTGGAGTTCCACTCATCAGACGCATTCATCAGATACTTCCGAGCTGGGAACCGGACGTCCAAGACTCAGTCGGGGTATGCTGAGCACTACTTCGTGACTACAGAGCAGCACAAGTGGCGGGACTTTCCTGCGGGTCCCCACTCGACGTTTATCATCGGGGTCAACTTCTCGAAGTACTGCCCAGCTGTGTTCGAGAAGAAGTTTCTCACGGGCGAGCAGGGAAACGCCCTGAGCCCCATGTTTCCTCCTGGGGGGAAATGGCTCTACCGTTATGACGAGCGGCGTCATGAGGTTCAGATAGCGTGTCCCCGGTGTGCGAATGCTGGGAAGGCGGGGAGCTGTCCGCACCCGAAGAGCACGATTCGGCTCTTCTCCGACACCGAGGGATGGGAAGTGTTGCAGGGTGGCTCGTACATCCTCGGCCACTTCGATGAGCATATCGACGAAGAGTTCTTCAACGAGTCCATTCAGCGTATACAAACCGCTGGGCGTTCCTCTTGTTTGCTCGTCACCGGTACGCCATTGCACGGTCACGAGGCTTGGGAGCACCAGCGGCTGACGAAGATTCACCTTGAGGGGCCGCCAAGGAACAGGATCTCCCCCGACGATCCAAGCAGCGCCCCCTTCGTCTCCTTGCATGAGATAGATCAATTTGAAGCGGGTCTCGTCCCGCACGAGCGAATCCGTATGTCGATGGGCATCATGGATGAGTTCGAGGTCGAGAGTCGTGTCTATGGGCGGCCTGCCCCATTGGCCAAAAACCCAGTCTTCAACCGGAAGGCCCTCGCAGAGTTGCGGAGAGCGTCCACTTCCCCCGGACGCGGACACCTGAGGGTTGAAGAAGACACAATGGCTGTCGATATCGTGGATACCACGCGCTTTGGTTTCCATGAGCAGGACGACGGCCCGCTTCGTATTTGGGAAGAACCGCTGGTGGGTGGCAAATACATCGTGTCCGTAGACACCGCCAAAGGTTTGGCGGGGCGCGATGCCAGCTGTGCCTCTGTACTGAAGGTGTGCGGGAGCGAGATCTCTCCCAGGCTCTCTCTCGTAGCACAGTGGCACGGCTGGATTAACCCACTGATGTATGCTGAGGAAGTCTTCAAGCTGGCGGTGTGGTATAATTCCGCACTTGTCGTCATCGAGCTTACGGGTGGATATGGTGAGGCCGTGATGCTGAAGATGCGTCAGGATTACTGTTATTGGAATCTCTTCCGCGACGAGAGCAATCACGCTCAGGCCGATCATTCTATGGACAGCAGGTTTGGAGTTGAAACGAACATCAGGACGAAGCCGTTTATGGTCGCAGCGCTCCAGCAGTTTGTCAGCGACAGAGCGATTGACATCTGGTGTGAGGCTACGATCAGCGAGATGGTCGCGTTCGAGCAAGAGCGAACGCAGTCAGGACTGACCACTCGATACAGGGGGGTTGGTGGTTCACATGATGACCGCGTGATGTCGCTTGTCATCGGAGCTAGTGTAGCGTTATCATCGGCTTGTCTTGAGTTCACACTCGAAGAGCCCGAGGGATTGCTGGATATTGAGGGCAAGTACGACCCCGAGTGGGAGAAGATCCATCGGGACATCAGGGACACCGAGAAGGTGGACCCATTCGATTATCAGTGAGGGGATGATGGAAGCACTAGCAGCAGCGGTGGCGGGAGTGGGGTTGGCCATCTGCGCTCTGAGCGCAATAGCCCTCTTCAAGACCCAGAACCTGCTCCGCGAGATTCACAAGGAGTACGCGGGGGTCATCAACAACGCGATGATTCACCTCAAAGCGCAGAGCGTTCAAGAGGCTGTTGAGGCCAAGGCGCTCGAAAAAGAGACGGATGTCCGGGTGGAGATGCTCAAAGATGCATTAGCCCACGAGCCGACAACCGTCGATGAGCCGAAGTTCGTTCACACCGATGACGGGCGGACGATTGACCTACGTGATTACGAATTAGTTTAGGAGGGCGATATGGCTAGAGTAGACATTGGAGACATCACTTTCGGGAGACTGCCGCGACCCGGTCAGCCATCAGTCCGCACGGGGGATATCTCGTATGGGATGCTACCCAGGCCCGGTGGTCCATCTGTTGGCATCGGGGACATCACCTTTGGCCGGCTTCCGAGGCCAAGCCCATATGACGAGTGGCTTATGTCCCACTACGCCAGTACCCCAGAGCCCTCTATGCACCTGGGCCCGCAGGGGGCTCCATCCCCGTTTCAGTTCGAGGGGCTCGGGCCTGAGGCCATCCCCACCCCCGGAGAATATGCGCAAGCGCAAGCTGCGGGTGAGGCCATGCGGAACCCGTCATTCGGTCCTGACGGGATGTTTCCCATGCAGCCCGGTGCCCAGGAGATGAAGCGGCTGGCTCACATGCAGAACTATCCGCACCAATACGGGATTGATTCGCTTGGCGGTGGCCCTCAGCCGGCGGCCCCATCGCCGGGCGGGTTTGGGGGGATGGAGATTCGTGGGTTCAGTGACCCTGTTCCCGGGCGAGTTGACATGGGCCAGGACCTAGAGCAAACCCTCGCCGCCTCCGGTAGCCCTGATGACTCATGGCCCATGCAGTATGGAGAGGGCCAGCGGATGCGTATCGAAGACATGATGGCAAACCCTGGGCGGTATGAGCCTGAACCATCGGTCTCTTTCGGGCAGCCGGTCATTGGCAATCAGCCACCGGCTCCCGGCGGCTTTGAGTTTGATTGGGACCGGCCACCCGTCCCTGCGCGGGTCGATCTAGGTCAGGACATGGAGCGAACCCTTGCGGGTAGACCGGATGACTCCTGGCCGATGCAGGCTGACCCGATGGCCGCTCGACAGATTGCAGAGATGTCTGCGCAGGCTAGTGTCCCGGGGGTTCAGCCCGGAGCGATGGCTGGTCCGTATATCCCGGGGGCGCGAATGAGCGACCCGACCGCTTCGCCGGTACCCGACTTCGATATGGGCTCCATGGCTGAGTCCCCCGAGTACATGAACCTTCAGCTTCAGCAGCTCGATGACGCCTTGACGAATCAGCGAGACGTGTTTCCTCGGATGGGTGCAGATGCTGGTGGGGGGCTTGGTTGGTCGGACATGAATGACCGTCAAAGGGCCCGGCACATGGCTCAGTCCGCCACTCCAGGCCAAGCCTCCAAGCGAAGGAGACCAGCCAGTAAGATGCAGAAGAAGGTTATGGAGATGTTCGGCGGGGACATGGCTGCATATGATGCGTGGCACGGTTCGCTATCCTCCTCCAACAAGAAGAAGGTGAACAACTGGTCAAAGGCATTCAAGCACCTTGCAGAGAACCCCCTGTCCGCGATGGGCGGTGCTATTAGCTCAGAACCAAGTCCCGAGAGCGAGTATGAGACCACCTCAGATCTCACCGGAGGAGGAGTATCCTCCATTGGGGGTGGTGGAGCGACAGGTTCCTTTTATGATGACCCGTACCAGGGAGTGCTGGGCGGACGTCAGCCAGGCATGATCGCATCGATAGAGAAAGACGATGCGTTTGAAAGGCTCCTGAGCCAATCGATGCCCCAGGGTGGCCCAAACATGTCTTATGAGAGGCCGTATGACCAGCATATGTCTATGCGGCGGACATTCCCCAGCAATGTTCCAGACCCCTACGGATACGGGGCCGCAGCCAGGGCTATTTTAGGAAGGCGCGGTTACTGATATGCCGTATAGGGATTCAACGGGACAGCCAGCTGGTTATGAGACCATGGACGACCATGGCCCGCTTCAGCCTGAAGACCTCTATGATGACGAGGTCCTCAATGAGCCGGTTGAGAACCCGGTAGCTGATGCGGGGAGGTTCCCGGTTGACCCGGAGTATCTTCCCAACGAGCAACCGCCACCAGCTCAGATGCAGCAGCCGAATGAGGCTCCGGGCGGGGGTGACATGATGGAATACCAGAAGATGATTCACAAGATGCTCATGGAGCGGGCTGCCACCAAGTCCCGCGCTTCGGAGGCCTTTGCCCAGAAGAACCAAGCGACAAGTGATGACGGAGAAATCTGATGCCTCAGGACGGTGACAGCCAGGACTTTGCCGGGATTGCTGACGGGTATACCCCGCCAGACTCACACACCCAATCGGATGACCTGATGAAACTGGGGACAAACCTCCAGGAGTGGTTCGTCAAGTCACACGAATCTAGGTCCGCGTATGACCGGGACTGGGAGCTATTCCGTCTTTACCTCAAAGGAGACCAGCTCGTTGTCAGGCACAAGGACACGGGCGAGGTCGTTCGGCTTACGGCGGAGGACTCTAAGAGATTACGTAGTGTTAACAACGTACTACGGCCAACAGCTAGATCTCTTGTAGGGAAATTGACGCGGAGCATCCCGACCTGTACCGTGCTTCCTGCCACTACAGATGTCGAGGAGCAGCATGCTGCCCGCGCAGCGAGCGCGTTCCTTCAGTACGTTCGGCGCAAAGAGAACCTCGACGTCAAATACCTCGACGTAAACAACAAGTTACCGTGGGCGGGTAACGCCTTTATGCAGGTGAGCTGGGACCACTCGGCGGGTGCTGACATCACGTTCTGCGAGATCTGTGACTTCTACGACTACGGCGATGATCTGCTCGGGGAGGAGTGTCCTCAGTGCTCTCTTCAGCGCGAGCAAGAGATGATGCTCATGCAGCAGAAGATGCAAGCAACCATGGCTATGGCGGAGGAGTCCTATGCGGCTACCGGGGTAATGCCCGATGCGCCTCCTGGTCCGCCAGAGTATGAGCAGCTAGGGCCGCTGCCCCAGGGCGAAGAGATCCCTGAGCTGATTGAGGCAAACGAGGGCGACGTGCGCGTGCATGTCCGAGACCCCCGTGACGTCTTCATTGACCCGGGGGCGGAGTCCCTAGAGGAAGCCCAGATGGTCTGCTTCCGTGAAGTGGTTCCTGTTGCCAAGGCGCGTCAAAGATTTCCTGAGTTCGGGAACATCATCCGCAGTGACGACGGGATTATGACTGACCGCACGGCCGAGCTTCGCTACAACCAGATCGACAGCTACGGAACCATCGAAGAACTCGATGACCACTGCTACGTGTTTGAGTTCCATGAGGCCCCGACTCCGATGTATCGGCATGGTCGCATCATGTACATGGTGAACGATCTCGTCGTGCAGGTGATGGACTCGCCCTATGGAGCATTCCGGCGCTTT